GTGTAGGGATTTTCGCATCTGGAATACAGTTAGGACACAGCAACAAATACAAGATAATATGCTTGCTGATTTGGTAGGCAATGAATCTGGTCTTATAGCTTTATGGAAAGCAAATGAGATGACAGGTACCACATTGACAGATTCTGTTGGAAGCAACGATGCGACAGCAACTGGCATATCATGGGTAACAGATATAGGGGTTATTAGTGGGACTGGATTCAAGTTTACGGCAGTACAGGACGATGGTACTGGTAAGTCAAGATTTGATGTGTATTATAACGGTGAACGAGTTTTTGAAGCAAATCCCCAGAATGGGAAAGTCTATTTTGGAAATAATTTTTGGTATGACCCTGCCACAAAATCTATTCATACACCAAATGATAAGACAGTGATAAATGCTGACGGAACAATTAATGCTGATTCTGGATTGTTTAAGGGAACAATTTTTGGGGAAGGAGGCGAATTCAAAGGAACGTTGGATACTGCTAGTTTCTCAGCATTGCCCGGCCCGGCAGGTTCTTCCGATTCCGGTTCGTTTACATCTTCAGCTGAAAATCAAATACGAGGAATGTATGGGTTGTTCATGGATAATAATCTTGAAGTTGGTATTGTATACCGTGTAGCAATTTCGCAATTCCCAGATGTTGCAAAAATGGTATTCAGTTCAAACAGCCTTTCAAATTTGACTATCACATTTTATAATGATACAAATACACAAAGTTGGAGAATGAGTTCTACTTATGGGACATTTGGATATAACTGGGAATCTTCATTTTCTGGCACCGCACTATCTGTGACAATTTACTACGGCGGTGGGGATATATTCAAATTCAAATCTTCATTGCCAGTATCTTCCACGGGAAGTGGACTTGAACCGGGACAAGTATATCTTGATGGGACTACATTAAAGATGGTTCCTTATTTATAGGAGGGAAATGTGAAAAAGATAATCGTATTAGTGCTGTTGGTGGTTATATTGGGAGTTTCCTGTGAATTCCGTGACCGTGATGGATTCCGTCTGTTCGAGTTCGGGTGGTCGGTAGCACCCGACCATGCACTCATCCAATCGCATGACGGGTTTGAGATGGACGGAACGGTACAATATGAGGTTTACCATGAGATACCTGTAACGATAACTAATATCTCGGAAGAAACCATCAGTGTCCGTATTACCACCATCGAAGGTCAGGAATGGATAACTGTACTTCCTAACTCCACCCACACCGTCTCACCATAAGGAGAAAAACTATGAAAAAGGCAATCACAATCATTTTGGTACTCATTCAAGAACTGGAGAAATAAGGTGAAATGGTATGAAAAAGCATGGGCTTGGATTAAGAAGTATTGGGGTGTTGTGTTGTCTGCTGTTACTCTTGTCATCGGCTACATTATCGGCAGAAAGCAATCTGTATCAGGACTTGATGGACTGGTCAGACAGCTTCGAAGTGAAGTTGAACTCCTTGGAGCAGAGGTGGAACAACTCAGAGCAGATAACGCTCGGCTTGCTCGACTCTCTGAACACGATAGAGCAGAGCTATCAAGCATTGAATCAGAACTCACAAGAGCGAGAGGCCTTGTTGCAGAAGCAGGGAATGCGATTGCAGACGGTAGAGCAGATACAGAGGGACTTGCAGAAGGACTCTCAGATCTTCGAGGCATTCTTGCTCGATACCGAGAGGACCTTGAAAAGATTACGACTCCAGAACACCATCCTGACAGGTAGCGTCATCACTCTCGCAACCGCCATAATCATCGTTGCGGTGTCAAGTAAAAACTGACATCGTTCAAATGTTGTACATTTGTACACCAGAGATAGAGATAGAGATAGAGATAGATATAGAGAAAGAGGGAGAGAAAAACTTTTCCCTTTTTTTGTGTTTCATGTAAGTTTTTACTTGACATGTATACTTAGATACCTTACTATATAGATAGAAAGAACAAGGAGTTACAAGATGACATTCAGAGAACAAGCAATCGAGTTGATGAAGAAGCAGACCACAGTTGACATCGTTACCGATGACGGTATTGAGTTCAGCGTTTTTGAAACCAGCGAATTTGGCGACGATGGTTGGACGGACGAATATGCAAACGATCTGATGGAAGAAACATTCGCCACAGCAAAGGAAGCAGTGGACTCTGCATTTGATTACCTTGCAGAAGAAAACTATGTAATCTCATTCGTACGCTAAGGAGGCGGTTATGAAAGCACAACTTCAGAACTTGGCTGATACCAAGAAGACCGAAATCAATCACGCATCTACGGTGCTTTGCCGGAAGATGGAGAATCACCTCATGGAGCTGAGATCTATGATTCAGCTTATGTCGGACATGCACCAGATGTCCTGTGATGAACTCGTCACAGCAGAGGAAGGTGTGTCGAGATACCTCAATGGTCTGAAGGGATTAGTTGAGGTCGCAGGGAAACAGGACTTGCTGGACTCGATGCTTCTTCAGATGAAGCGAAGGGCCGAGCATGAGAAGCTGACACAGTTCGCAGAGAATTGGTGAGGGCAGGGGCGATGCCCCTGTAAACCACAAGTCCAGTCCCAAGTCTGGACACAAGGAGATTCGATATGAAGTGTAATTATTGTGGCGGTGAAGCAAGCGACTATGAACCGGAAGTCCGTGAGGTAGTAGACTATGTTCCTTATGGTGAGCGTAACGTTCCGATGGTATCGTATGAAGGTTCTGAGGCAACATACTTGTGTGATGACTGCGGACGAGAGCTTTGCGATGACGAGGTATTTGAGGGGACCGACCCAGTTGATTTGGAAGAGTATTTCGGAATAGACCCTGTTGAGGGAAGAAAATTGGAACTGTATATGGATATAGTTAACAGAATGCTAGCAGGAACATTCGAGGCAATAGGATATATACAGAAATCAGTTGAGTCTTGGCAACGGAGAGAGACAGGGCTTAAAAATATAGATCGTCCAAAAAGACAGTAAAAATATTTACAGTTGGTTGTAAGTTTTTACTTGACGGTCATGGGTAGGTGCCTTACTATATAGATACAAGGAGAAACAAGATGACAAACAAACAGATTTACGAAAAGGTTAACGAAAAAATAATGGACTTAATTTCCAAGGGAACGATGCCTTGGGAAATGACATGGGAAGGGTCTACCCTGCCGATGAACTTGGCAAGCAACACTCAATATCGTGGAATCAATGTTTGGATGCTTTCTGCAACAGCGATGTTCAATGGATATTCGCATAACCAGTGGCTTACCTTCAACCAAGCAAGAAAGCTTGGTGGAGCTGTCAAGAGAAATGAGAAAGCTTCCTTCGTGGTATTTGCAAAGAGGATTGAGAAGAATGGGCAAGACGATGTTCCAGAAGATGAAAGGGATTCTTTCTTCCTGTATCAGTATTACAATGTATTCAACGTTGCCCAGTGTGATGGAATCACACCTATTGAGAAGAAGGTGAGAGAAAACACTCCACTGGAAGAAGCTGAAGCGATTGTCGCTGGATACAAAAACAAGCCAGAAATCATACGAGGCGAATACTCACCCTGTTACTCCCCATTGAATGACAAAGTTTTTATGCCGACCATCGATGCTTTTACAAGCTCAGAAGAATATTATGGAGCGTTGTTCCATGAACTTGCACACAGTACAGGACATGAGAGCAGGATGAATCGAGATCTTGCTGGGAAGATGGATAAGACATCGTATTCCAAGGAAGAATTGATAGCTGAGTTCACAGCTTCTTATCTGAGAGCAATGACAGGGATTGCAACGCCAGTTGCAGATGCAAATTCGGCAAGCTATATAGACGGATGGAGTGAAATAATCAAAAAAGATTCTCGGATAATCATGACCTCTGCAAGCAAAGCTATGAGAGTTGCTGACTACATTCTTGGGAAAAAGAAATAAGCCGAAACTCCCCTTCGGGGGAGTCCATCCAAGGTGGCTACTTGGATGCTGAAGAAGGCAAGCCGATAAGGAGAAGCAGGGTGACTACAATCAAGGTCGAAATCAAAGAGCAGAAGGGTGGTATGGCCATCAGCATGGAGATGGGAAGATCGGAGAATTCTTCACAATCCGAACTGATGTTTGCTACTGTCGTGCGTTCCAAAATGGAGGAAGCACTGAAGAGCATTACATCAGATGATGATGAAGGAAGTTTTTTAAGGTTCCTCATGAGCATCATGAGCAAGCATAGCAATGATGAGGATAAGGAAGGTAAAGAACATCCAGATTCTTCCGATTGGGTTATGGAAGAACTGGAGAAGATTGAGAATGCTCTCTGCAAAGAGGGAAAGGAGTAACAAATGGAAAAGATCTACACAGCTTTGAACGCACATGAACTGGAGAAGTACCTCAGCGATGGGCTGGTACTGAAAGGAATCTTCGGCTACAGCAAAGAGGAGATTGATGAGGGAGAGGTGCATAGGACACTCAGTTGGGTTGATGGAAAGCATCTGGAGCGTAGGTTCCATGCTGACGATGGCAAATCGTATCCGTTGTTCAAGTTGATATCGGTGCTGGAGTGGAAATACTACGATGCATCGGATTCGCCAGATCTCATCGGAAAGAAGGTGAAGCTCAAGGATTCCGTGGTAATCGAGGAAAAGGATAGCCATTATTCGACCTTCGTAAGCCTTGGTGGCATGACGGTCTCCTACATGGACTTGTTGGATTACTTTGTCCATCTGGACGGGACTCCCATCGGGAAGCTGGAGGATGCGTCATGGAAGGTCCGATGATTCTGGCACATCCGAATATCCCCAAGCCATTGCATGGGCTTGCTCCGAGAAGGATATATGACGGAGCTTGGTGGGGACAGATGAGGAAGCTGGCGATTGCCCAGAATAGCAACAGATGCTGGGCCTGTGGGGTACATATCTCACAGGCAGAGTTCCACCCTTGGCTGGAGGCACATGAATACTACGAGGTCGATTATAAGAACGGTAGGATGTACTTCCGGCAAGTGGTTGCTATCTGTCACGCATGTCATAACTTCATCCATTCGCAACGCCTTCTGGCTGTCATGCTGAAAGGTGAGGTGAGCAGGAGCAGGGCCTACCGTATAGTGGACAGGGGTCTGGACATTTGTTTCGAGCATGGTGTCACTCCGTATATCGGGCTGAAGGATATAGTCGATGAGCTTGGTCTGAAGTGGAGCGACTATTGGGAACCGGACGGTACGGTTCCTTGGGGAGATTGGAGACTTGTTCTTGATGGCAAGGAATACGAACCGTTGTTTCCCACCATCGAGGCATGGGCTGAGTATTACGAGGTGGATTTGTCCACTGTCGATGTGGAGAAGTACAGATGAGTACGCAGATCTCATTGGTCACGGACAAGGTGAAGGTGTTCAAGAATGTGTTCATGGTGGAGTTGCCGGACGGATACAGGGACAACGTTGAGGCTGTCTTGGGGCGAAAGAACGGCTATGTCCATATAACCATAGGCACACCGCAGAAGCCAAAGAGCACAGGCCACAGGAGCGAGGTGAACTTCATCCATGGGGCGTGTGAGCTGATAGCGGAACAGCTTGGATATTTCGAGAAGATGGGACGTGGCGAGGGAGTCGAGTATGTGAAGGAAGCCATGAAACGCATGTCTGTCGGAACATATGGATATCCCACCATCATGAATGACATAGATGGTCATGAGGAACCGATGTCGCTGGCACATGCCAGTTCGGAGCAGGCACAGATGGTGATAGATACCATACTCGATTACTGCTCACTCAACGATCTGTGGCTCATCCGGTATACGGACGATTACCCACCGAAGCCGGAGAAATACAGGGTGATGACTGGCGAGGTGCTGGATAAAGTTTGACAACGGCATGGTCATGGGTTACTATATGGAGGTGGTAAAGTGTTGACATTAAGGAGTTTACGGCAACAGAAAGGTTTGAGCATCATGGATGTTGCCGAGAAGTTAGGGGTACAAAGGCAGACTGTTTACCAATGGGAAAGAGGTGAAACGTTGCCGACCCTAAGGAAGCTGGTGTCACTGGAGAGTGTCTACGGTGACGAACTAATCGAAGCGGTGCGAGGCACCATGAAGGAGAGTGGAAGATGGAACAAGGAGTGAACATGGAACAACTGAAGGGAACGATTTTCTATGAGCGTTCGGACAGCATGGCGAAGATGGCGAAGCCTCTTGGAGCTATGCTTGGGGAAATGGAGAATGTATTCACCTCCAAGAGTGGATATGGATACAAATATGCCCCATTGAACGATGTCTTGGACAAGGCTCGTCCTGTCCTTGCGAAGCATGGATTCGGTATGACACAGCTGGTATCCACCAGCGGTGTGGACAAGATAATCGTGAAGACGATATTGATTCACGACTCTGGGGAGTACATCTCAAGTGAGATGGAGTTGCCTCCCACTGATGTGAAGGGAACGGTGCAAATCCAGAAGATGGGAGCTTCCATCACCTATGCAAGACGGTATCAGATTACAGCCATGCTCGGCATGGCAGGAGAAGAGGACACCGATGGGGTCACACAGGGAAGCGAAAGATCTCCGAATCAGGAACGACGGAAGGAACCACCTAAGCCTAATGCCAAGAGGACTCCACCACCACCTTCGGATGTGCAGGGAGACAACGCTCCGGAAGCCCCGAAGACGAAAGGCTTGCCGGAAAAGCTTGAATCTGCCGTGAAGATGATTAACACCATCCTCAACGACAACCAAGAGAAGATTCCAGAGGATACCATGGCGTTCCTAGATCGCCAGTATGAGGATATCAGGAACATGCCGGATACGCAGGAGAAGTATCTCCAGTACCGTGACTTCTACGCCTTCATCCAGCAGACGATGAAAGAGGTCAAGGGCTGATGTCAAGAAAGCGGTTTGACATAGCCATGCAACAGCAGGAGCTGTTCGAGAGGGATTGCTATGTGTGCATATGCGGAAACTCCATATATGGCCATGGAACCCCTCAGTTGGCTCATCGTATACCGCAGAGGAAACACTTGCTGGCTAAGTATGGGGAGGCCATAATCCATCACCCGATGAACATGGTCTCCACCTGTTCTCTGGAATGCAACGCAAGCGTATCCATTGCGAATGATTTGGGTGCGATTCTGGAGCTTCTTGAAGGCATGTATGAGTACGAGGTATCGAATGGAAATTCCGTACTTGCCGATGAAATCCTGTCGCATGTGGAAGATTTGAGAAAGAAACTTGGCGTGCCGATAAAATAGTCATTGCACTACGGCACTCCATGTACTAAGATGATACATACAAGGTGGAACATGGATAATCAAAAATACTATTACATCAAATTGAAGGATTCGTATTTCGAGCAGGACAACATCAAGGTCTTGGAATCGTTGCCGAATGGACACATCTTTTCGCTGATACTCATAAAGATATATCTCAAGGCATCGAAATACAACGGCCAACTGATGATGACATCCTCCATCCCCTACGACCCGAACAATCTGGAGATTCTGGCATCCGTGCTGAACCATGACGTATCCCATGTGAGGGATGCGATTCGTGCAGGGGTGAAGCTTGACCTCATCACGATTCTGGATGGCAGGGAGATTTGGCTCACCGAGATACAGAACATGATAGGTCGCTCATCGACCGAGGCCGACAGAATCCGTAGCTACAGGCAACGTCTCGGAGTGAAAGATGCTCCAGCACTACCGGCAAAGAAAAGACCAGTACAGAAGCAGGATAAGCCGGAAACAGAGGAATACAAGCAGGCTCTGGAGCTGGCAACCCTTCTGGAATCGAAGCACAAGGAAGTGGACCCGAAATTCAAGGGAAACACGGTCGGCTGGGCAACTCATATCGAGAAGCTGATGAGGATTGACAAAAGGACAGCAGATGAGATCGAGAGGGTAATCCGATGGGCGAAGGAGCCGGACAACTTCTGGTTCCCGAACATCATGAGCGGAAAGAAGCTGAGGGAGAAGTTCCCTACGTTGCTATCCCAAATGAAACGTCCGTCTACGGGCAAGAAGGAGTCCTCACTGGAGGACATAGCCAAGAAATATGGAATCGAGGAGTAGGGCATGTTGACAGTAGAATTCATGCAGAAGTTGGAGGAACGGTATCCGAGCATGACCAAGGAGCTTGGCAGGGACATCACGAACCTCATCAATCCGTTGGATGGAAACCAGCGACAGCAGTTATGGGATGTGTTCATAGACACCTATGAGTTCAACACTCCACCACGAAGGGCAGTGCTGGTGAAGCTCATGATGAAAGAGGGTATATACAAGAAGAAGGGCGATACACATGTGTACTATTGCTATTGCAAGGATTGTGGTATTGGCTATCCCACAGATGTAAGGTGTTGCCAACTCTGTGGAAAAGAGTTCCGTGGTGTAGTCCAATCTGATAGGTTGCCGGACAATTTTATGAGAATGCACTCAGAGTGTGGGACTTGTGCAAGGTTTGAACCGTATGAGACCTATGGCTCATTCTGCCAGCTCTGGGGGATACAGCAGACCGAATGGCATCTGGAAGGTCCTGCCTACAAGGAACAGATTGAACGATGCAAGAAATGTCCATGTAAGATCTGTTGCCGAGCAGAGCGGATATACAGGACGAATTACGACTTGTACAAGGATATGGATGCAAGAGGGGATTTCAAGGATGGATATATGCCTAGGCCGAAAAATCATTGACCTGTGCATATTCGCATTATATACTATCGACAACAAGGAGTTGTAAATGGAAACAAGAATTACCGTAAACGAAACAAAGACAGAGGAATTGAAGAAGACTTCAACCGACTTGGCTACAACTGTCTACGATCTCACTGTGACAGATGCTGTCACATGCCAGAGGGCGAATGAACTGGTGAAGGATTGCACGAAGCTGGAGAAAGCGATAAAGGACTTCTTCGCTGACTCAAAGAAAACGGCACATGATCTTCATAAGAAAATAATCGCCATGGAAAGTGAGCAACTTGAACCTGTCACCAATATGAAGAAGCATCTGAAGTCGGTCATGACGACATTCATCGCACAGGAGGAATCGTACAACAATGCGTTGCATACCTTTTCTCTTGCTGTCGCATTGGGTGATGAGGTCGCTCCAAGGCTGTCACCCGATTATCCCCATATGGGAGCATTCGAGGATGCGTTGGAGACCGCTAGGAAGAGCTTGCTGATACCAAGGGAAGATGTAGACCCCTATGAGTTCAACGATGAGTCTGTTCGTGCATATGCACAAATCCAGAAGGCGAGATACAGCTTGGATGTTGTAGCTATCATAGAACCGGAGATCAAGAAGGCGGATACAAGTTTAAGGAAACTATCCCTAAACCATGATGTGGATGTCGCATCCATGAGGGAATTGGTAGAGGCTGTTGCTTCCGGCAAAGCACCCATTGAATGGCTTGCTCCAGACTTGTCTGCAATCAAGAAAACTGCAAAGGATTATGAAACGGTCGAGGCCTTCTATGCGAAGTATCCGAAGACCGGAGTGATGCTGAGAATAAACAGGAGTGTAAGATGATTGTAAACTGCACGAAGCAGGATATCATGGTGATAAACCACGATGGAGAGCGATTCAATATTCCCCCATCGGGAATCATCCCATGGCTTGAGATCGAGAAGGAATTGGTAGCAGAGGTCGAGGTCGGACAGGGTGTTATAGTACCCATCTATCGGGAACGGCTGGTGAATCTCCAGAACATCCCCGATGAAGAGGATGGCACATGGTACATCGTGTCAGCCAAGATTGCTGACTACCTTCCGGAGCGAGAGGATTTCATTGTCCCGAACCTTCTCAAGGATGCGAGGGGGAGGGCTCTTGGAATCACGTCCTTCAGACAGAAGAAAATAACAGGAGAATGGTATGGCGAATGACATCAACGTTTGCATGTTCAACGGCAGGGTTACGCAGGACACAAGTCTGGCATATACCAACGGTGGGACTCCCTATGCGAAGTTCTCACTTGCAGTGAACAAGAAATACGGTGGGAAGGAATCAGTTTCCTTCTTCAACATGAGCGTATGGGGAAAGACCGCAGAGGCATTGTCCCAGTATCTCACAAAGGGGAAGATGGTCAGCGTGGTTTGCGAAGCTGAGCAGAACAGATGGGAGAATGAGAGTGGCCCACAGTCGAAGGTGGAATTCCGTGTGAACTCCATACAGTTCCTTTCCAGCGGAGATTCAAGATCTGAGAAGAAAAATGAACCCCACTACGAACAGGCAGGGCCGGAGAACTTCGATGATGACATCCCCTTCTGAGATGGAGAAGCGAATCGTCTTGCTGGAGGAAACGCTTCGTGAGGCGATGTGGATAATCGAAGCCGAAGTGGAGGCTTACGGCCAGAGGAAAGAACAGCACCGATGGTGGAGCCTCCTGCGTGACATGAAAGAATTATTGGGAGACTGATATGACGGAGTATGTGAAACACGTATTGCAACATGCGGTACAGATGGCAGTAAAGATGGTTGATGATGAAGTGGCAATGGCAAAGCGTGAAATGTCCATCGCCGGAGAGGTCTGGACGGATGAGCATGAGCAATTTGTCAAAGATTACCGCTTGGAATATCTGAAGAGTCTGGAGGATGACTATGGGAGATAAGTTGCTTTGTGAGGTCTGTGGAGAACTCATCGAGGAATGCATCTGCGAGAAGGAGGAGGCTGAGGATTGAGGAACCTGTTGCTGTCGGCACTTTGGGTGCTGGTCATATACATGGGATTCTCAGTGAATGCCTTTGTCGGCATGGTGGTGCTTTTCGGTTCTGCCATGCTGATTGCACATTTTACAAGGAGATAACAATGAGGTGGAAAAAGGATGAGATCGAATATCTTATTGCACATGCAGGAAAGATGAAGAACAAGGAGCTGTCGCTGATTATGGGAAGGACCATTGAATCAATCAAGAATCAGAAAAAGCGTCTTGGCCTTACGATGGAATGCCATACCGGACCCTATGCCCCGAATTGGACAGGCATAACTCCAGCAGAGAGGAAGCGTGAGTACAGGAAGAAGAATCCAGACAAGGACAGGGCCAATCAGATCGTACGCATCGAGAAGAAACATGGTCGTCTTGTACCACAGCCTTGCGAGGTTTGCGGAAAGGAGAAAGTCGATGCACACCATGAGGATTATTCAAAGCCTCTGGAGGTGGTCTGGCTTTGCAAGAAGCATCATAGGCAACTGCATATAGGAACCATACACATCGAGGACATAAGGGGGAAACATGAAGAGGAAGTATAGACAGGGTGAGATCTTCAAGACCATCGGGGAGCTTGCCGATTGGCTGGCCTCTGGAAAGTCGGTATACATAAGGAACCAATATCTGCATTTCGGGTGGGTGTCATCCATGCAGTTGAGATATTTGATGCAATGTGTTGAGCGTGGAGTAGTCGTGCAGGCATTGCCGAACAAGGAGAAGGAAGATGACAAGAGAGCATAGGGCATGGGAAATGCTGATTCGGAGGCTGAACTATCTGAACACATTCGGTGGAAACAGGAGTGAGATGGAGAAGACAACGAGAATTGTTGAGAAGATATGGGATGATGCCGGACATGAGGAAGGACGTATGATAATAAAATTTTCAAGTGACTACCCAAAACTACACGGTCAGACGACAGCGGAGTTACTTGCAGTTAAACCGATTCGTATTGACAAAGACACTCCACAAGAATTGCTCGAATACGACACAAGGAAGGTTGATGGCACATATTACAAACTAAGGACAGGCGACTACATACAGCTAATTTATCTTGGCAATCTTGGCATACCTTTTTGTACAATCAGGTCAAAGAGAAATCGTTTTGCAGAGGACAAGGAAGCATATTACAAGCAGTTTGTAGGCAAGGTTTTTGAGATAATAAAGGGGGACGTATGACCGAGTTGATGACATTAGGAAAAGACTGTAGTGGACAGCCTATCATTCCTATCAATAATGACGTGAAGCTTAAGGTTTTCAGAAATCGCCATCCTAACACTGACGGTACTTCTTGGGGATGGATTGAAGGGTGTACTCTACATATTTGTTGGAGTAATAATTCTAATTTTAACCGTGGTAAAGCATGTAAATTGGTAAATGATTGGAACAATAGAAATCAGGAGGTTATAGTATGACCGAGTTGATGAAACGGTATGAAGCGGAGACAGGTGAAAAAGCTAAGAAAAAAGTATTAGTCATGTATTCAACAAAAAGGTATGGATGGGGCAGAGAAAAGAACCATCTGTTCTTTACAAATAAATTCGTCAAATGGTTGATGAATTTATTAGATTATCTTGAAGTAGAAAATAGCGATGCCAATAGACGTATTGCTACCTTGGAGTCGAATTTTGGGATGTATAAATATGAAATATCGGCACTGAAAGCCAAGGTTGCGGAATTGGAGAAAGAGAACGAACGGTTAAGAGGTATTGTTCACAACCTTGACCACACACTTATTACGAATGGAGAATGGAGTAAAGTATGACAGAGTTAATGAAAAGGTATGAGACGGGGAAGCTTTTGAAATTGCATTAGGTAGCCTATAACGATTGTAGCCGGAGAGTACATCTTCGGCTATTTCTGTGAAGGAGCATTGAGTGGGAAGCAGTGAGAATGTTGTGAAGAAGGATATCATGAGGATACTTGAAGATCTCGGCATAAAGGCATGGCCTGTCCAGAGCGGTAGGGTGAGGGTCGCTGGTGGCTACATGCACCTAGCACCTAGGGGAACGAGCGACATCATAGGATACATGCCCTATACAGGCAGGATTCTGGCATTGGAAGCGAAGGAGAGCGGGAAGCTTCCATCACCTGCACAGGTGTTGTTCTTGGGTGAGGTGCAGAACGCCCATGGGTTGGGAATGGTTGTGGATGATATATCCGTGTTTTCCAGATGGATAGTTGCCAAGCTTGATGAAGATAAGAAGCTTGCGGAAATGTTATATCCGTGAGACACTTAATAAAAATGGTGTAATGAAATACAAGGAGGATACCAATTTGGGTGGCAAAAAAGTGATACAGATAAAATGTAAGGGTGCTGATACGCTTCCGATAGATAGGATACTAGAGTTTCAAAATGATTTGAAAACTTTATCTAAAGACAACGAGAAGAAACTACGCAACTCTATTTTAAAGTTTGGATTTATAGCACCTTTCTTTGTGTGGGACAATCAAGGAGAGTGGAAACTTCTTGATGGACACCAATATGGAATCTGGATTTCTCATGAAACAGTGTTTGATATGGGAGAAAAACTCTCTTGTCATGGGTAGGCAAGACTATCAGTGGATGCATGAACCTATTTTATATGGCTGGCTTGAAGGGGCATCACATTCGTGGTATAGCGACAGAAAGCAAACCACACTGCTTAAGTTTGATAGACCGAGCAGAAGTAAAGAACATCCAACTATGAAGCCAGTAAGTATTGTTGGGTACCTTATAAAGAACTCAAGTAAAGAAGACGATATAATTTTGGACACATTTCTTGGTTCGGGTACAACAATGGTTGCTTCACATCAGCTTGGGAGAAAGTGCTACGGAATGGAGTTGGATCCAAAATATTGCAAGGTCATCATTGACAGAATGAAATTGTTAGACAGTACTATTGTTATAAAAAAGAATGGAGAAGTATATGAGTAAAACTGCAGAAAGCGTTTCCCCAAAACATCCCGATAAACTATGTGATCAAGTTTCCGATGCTATATTGGATGCAATACTAGAACAAGACAGATACTCTCGTGTTGCTGTTGAGGTGCTTGGCGGACACAACAAATTAGTGATAATGGGTGAAATTACATCCAAAGCCAATGTTGATTATAAAAATATAGCAAAGAGGGTAACCGGAGTTGAAAACATCACAATAAACATTTCCAAACAATCTCCGTATATAGCACAAGGCGTTGACGCTGGTGGTGCTGGAGATCAGGGGATAATGGTTGGTTATGCATGTTCAGATACAGAATCAATGCTTCCCATAGAAGTCGACCTTTCCAAGAGGCTCTGTAAATATCTATATGGCAGATTCCCATATGATGGGAAAACCCAGGTTACGGTAGAAGGAAGAACGATAACAGACCTTGTTGCAAGCTTCCAGAACACATCAAAGATCGAGTTGCAAGACGCGATCAACGACTGGATAGACGATGAACACATACTATTCTCTGGGCTTACACACGTAAACCCGTCAGGGGACTGGAGCGTTGGAGGGTTCGATGCAGATACAGGGCTTACTGGCAGAAAAATAGTTGTTGATGCTTATGGCCCGTTTGTGCCTGTTGGTGGTGGTGCTTTTAGTGGTAAAGACCCCACCAAGGTTGATAGATCTGGAGCTTATATGGCAAGAAAGGTTGCTGTTGATTATTTAAAGAAAAGAAAAGCAAAGGAGGTGTATTGTTATTTATCTTACGCAATAGGATACGAACACCCAACAATGGCAGATGTTCTTATAGATGGTAGATGGGAAAAAGTAAACGGGTATAACCTTACCCCAGAAGGGATTATAAATGAATTATCTCTTCGTGATGTTAAGTATGAAGAGACTGCAAAATGGGGCCATTTTGGTAATGGATTTTGCTGGGATACTCCAAAAATTACAAATGGGTAATGCATGGCAAGAAAAAGCAAAAAAGCAATAATAGAAGCAATAAAAGACTCTGGTGGTATTATGTCTACTATTGCTCGTAGGTTGGGTGTAACTTGGCATACTGCTGACACATGGGTAAAACAATACGACGAGACAAAACAGGCATTACAGGATGAAAGGGAGGCTATCCTTGACCTTGCCGAGTCTACGCTGTTCAGAAATATTAAAGATGGTAACAGTCAGGATGCTAAATGGTTGTTATCTACAATGGGAAAAAACAGGGGCTATAACGAACGACAAGAGATAACAGGTGTGGACGGCGGTCCCATTGATGTGAATGCCATCATACGGAAAGCGGAGGAAGAGTTTGCCAATGAACAACGAAACACTGGAGAAGATTCTCAGTAGGCCAACTCTTTATGCTCGGTCACTAGGGTACACGAAGCTGAAACCGGAACTGCACGATGAGTGGATACGTATGTTCATGCTGTCGAGTGAGGACTTCACCCTGCAAGCTCACCGTGAATCATACAAGACGACATGTGTAATCGTAGCACTCACGTTGCTGATGGTGCTGAAGCCGAACGAATCGAACCTTCTTCTCCGGAAAGACCAAAGCTCCGTCAAGGAGATATCAAGAGCCATAAAGAAGAACCTTCTCAACCCTATCACGGTGGAGATGGCCCAACTACTCTATGGCAAGCAACTGAAGCTGGTGAAGGACTCCGGAACCGAACTGCACACCAACCTGTGTACAGATCTCGGCAAGAAGGAAAGCCAGTACCTTGGTGACGGTATACGTTCGTTCAGCATCACCGGAAAGCACTTCTCCAGAATCATCACTGACGACATCATCACCCCTAGGGATAGGATGTCTAAGGCAGAACGCCAGACCACCGATTCAGTGTTCCAAGAGTTGCAGAATATCAAGACCGAGGGTGGTGTCATCCTCAACTCCGGCACTCCTTGGCACAAGAACGATACATTCCGGCTGATGCCGAAGCCCATGAAATGGTCTGTATATGAGACAGGATTGCTGAGCAAGGATGAGATCGCTCATCGCCGAAGGCACATGACAGCATCGCTCTTCTCAGCAAACTACGAGTTGAAGCATATCTCGGATGAGGAATCCATGTTCAGAGAACCGAAGTATGGCCCATATCCCTTCACGGACGGCAGGGCCCAGATAGACTGTGCATATGGTGGTTCTGATACTGTGGCTCTCACCATCATGTGCTATGACAAGGAGCGCAGGCTACACGCCTACGGTAAGATATTCAAGGGGCATGTACAGGACCACTACTGGGAGATACAGGAGCTGTTGCGGAAATACAAGGCTGGGACACTCTACAATGAAACAAACGGAGACAAGGGCTATTTCATCAAGGAGTTCAAGCAATACTGGAATGCGATAGTCGGGTATCATGAGGGAATGAACAAGCATGTGAAGATCGTCACCTATCTGAAGAAAGAATGGGCTGATATTATATGGGATGATGAAACCGACCCAGACTATATGGAACAGATAGTAGACTATCAAGAAGGGCAGGAACCGGATGATGCACCGGACAGCGCATCGTCATTGATTCGTGAGTTCAACCGTGGTAAGATAAAGGCGGTCGGAGCTTTGAGTTACAAATAGGAGGGTGTATGGATTCCCAAGAAATAATCAGAATGGTTCAAGCAGGTTCCCCAATGAATCTGATAATCCATGACTTGATTGAAGAGCATAGCTTGAGGGCAACCTTCATGCAGAGGCTCTATAAAGAATACAAGGGTGATGTCCCCATCAAGCACAGGGAGTATGACTACAACGAGGGTGAGAAGATTGACCGTAAGCTGGTCAATGACTATCGTGGGTATATCGTAGATACGCTCAATGGCTACCTGTTCGGGAATCCTATCGCCTACTCAATCGACAAGGACCAGTACGATGAGGACATAACCTCATATGAAAAATCATGGGATTTGCTGAAGATGTTTGTCAGACGTAATTCAGTTGCCGATCTCGATGCTGAGACTGCAAAGAAAGCCTCCATTTGCGGATATGGTGCAAGGTTGCTGTACATTGACAAGGAAGGCAAGATACGGCTGATGAACGTTGACCCATGGGAATGTATATTCATCAAGGACCCCTCAGTGGATGAGGCACAGTATGCCCTACGATACTATCCAATGGAACACTATGATGAGAACCATGTGCTTACAACCACCATTCATGCTGAGTGGTATGACGATAC